CTACTACCTCAAGGCCGAGGCGACCCTCGACGGTGACGAGCAGTGGGTGAAGAAGACCCAGACCGCCGCCGCGACGATCGCCGACCCCGGCGGCGCGGGCACCTCGGCGGAGGAGCAGCAGATCATCGCGATCGAGGTCGACGGCCGGTCCCTGTCGGACGGCTACGACTACATCAGCCTCGACATCGCCGACGTCGGCACGAACGCGCAGCTCGGCGCCGTCGTCTACCTGCTCCGTGACCTGATGGTCGAGCGGGCCCCGGCCAAGCTCGTGGCTCCGCTGTCCTGATGGCACTCAGGTACTGCACCGGGTGCACGACCCGCTTCGCGGTGGGTCTGCCCCGGTGCCCCTGGTGCGGATCTCGGGAGCACGTGGAGGACGGAGAGCAGGCCATGGCGAAGATCACCGTGCACGGTGGGCCGTCGAACGCGGCCGCCGACGAGCAGGCAGCGGACGCTGCCGTTGAGGGGAGTGAGGAGCCATCAGCTTCGAGCAGCTCCGAGACATCCTCCGAGAAGGCGCCGAGCTCGCCCGATCCGAGCGAGAAGCCCCGCCCCAAGCGTGCCCGCACGACGGGGAACCGCTCCGCCAAGGCCCGGACGGCGACCTCTACTGCCCGTCCGACGGATGGCGACCAGGCGGACGGTATGTCGGTGACCGACTCCACCTCTGAGGCGGGCAAGTAGTGGGCGCCTACCGGAACAACGAGCTGTTCAAGGCCGAGGGCCTGACCCTGAACAGCGCGACGGACCACGTCACGGCCGGCGTCACGAACGCGACGACCGGCCGTACGGGGGCGATCGACATCTCGCGTATCAGCAACGGCCTGTTGATCGTGACGGTGGCGAACGCCCCGACGGGCACGAACCCCACGCTCGCGATCTTCTTCGACGTGCTCGACGCGACCGGGACGACGTGGGTGCAGACGTCGGCGGCGACGTCGATCGGCGGGGCGCTGCTGACGACGTCGGGCTACACCTACGGCGTGATCAACAACGGGTACGTGCTCAGCAACCTGGGCCGCATCCGCTGGACCGTCGGCGGCACCACGCCGTCCTTCGGCGGCGTGAGCTTCTCCATCCACGGCCGGCCCTGACCACCCGCACGAGACGACGAGAGGAGGTGACGAGAGATGACTCAGCCCTGGTATGGGACGCGTGAGGAGATCAAGGCAGAGTTGGACGTGAAGGAAACCGCGCGCAGCAACGCGCGCATCGACCGCGCGCTCGACGACGCTTCCCGCGCCGTGGAGGGCCTGTGCCACCGCCGCTTCTACCCGACGGTCGCGACCCGCTACTTCAACTGGCCGGACTCGCAGTACCGGCCGTCGTGGCGCATTTGGCTGGACGACTCCGAGCTGATCTCTCTCACCTCCATCTCGTCCGGCGGTACGAGCATTTCGACGGCTGACGTGCTGCTGGAGCCGAACCGCAGCGGCCCGCCCTACAACCGCGCCGAGATCAACATCGGCACCTCCGCCGCGTACGGAGGCGGCTCGACCCATCAGAGGGACATCACCATCACCGGCCTCTGGGGCTACGGCAACGACGAAAGCACCCTGGGCGCCATCGTGGAAGCGCTTGACACGAGCGAAACAGGCATCGATGTGGACGCCGCCACCTCGGCCGCCGCCGGCGTCGGCAGCCTGCTCCGCATCGATGACGAGCGAGTCATCGTCCGCGAACGCGCCCAACTGGACACCGGTCAAACCCTCGGCGGCAGCGGCCTCACCAACATCAACAACAGCGTCACCGTCACGGTGCAATCAGGAGCGGCGTTCGCGGCCGGCGAGACCATCCTCATCGACGGCGAACGCATGCGCGTCGACGACATCGCAGGCAACACGCTCGTTGTAACGCGCGCCTGGGACGGATCCACGATCGCCGCCCACAGCGTCGGCGCCACCATCTACGCACCGCGAACCCTCACCGTGGAGCGGGGCGCGCTCGGTACAACGGCTGCCACCCACAGCAGCAGCGCCGCCGTGTACCGGTGGGACGCACCCGGCCCGGTCCGGCAACTCTGCGTTGCCGAGGCCATCACCAGTCTCCTCCAAGGCCGCTCCGGGTACGCCCGCACGGCCGGCACAGGCGAGAACGAGCGCGAGGCCACCGGCCGCGGGCTGAGCGAGCTTCGCGAGCGCGTGTACCTCTCCCATGGCCGCAAGGCCCGGCACAGGGGGGTATGACCATGCTGCTCGATGTCTCGACCCAGGCGCGCGGCCCCATGTTCGACGGACGTGCCCGTGTCGCCGCCAACGCCTACGTCAACCGTCTGGAGCGGAACCTCGCCGAGGAGGGTCTGAACATCCTCCGTGACGAGATGCATCGCGTCTTCCGTAACCCCACTGGCTTCTACGAATCGCGCTGCAAGGTTGTCGACGGCAACAAAATCTGGGACAGCCGCGTCATATACGGCCCGTGGCTGGCTGGCATCGGCAGCAGGAACTTCCCGGTGACGAAGTTCCGTGGCTACGACCACTGGATCGTCACCCGGGACAAGCTGAACGAGCGCAAGCAGGGCATCGGCGAGCGGCTGCTGCGCCGGTACACGGGGCGGATGTGATCGCCGTGGCCTTCGACTTCCTCACCTACCGCGACCGGGGCATCTCCCACGCCATGGCTACCGGCCTGTTCGGCAACGTCCTGGATCACGAGCCCGTATCGGCACCCAGTTCAGGACTGACGTACGCGTTGTGGGTGTCCGACGTGGCGCCGATACCTGCGGCGTCCGGACTGGACTCGCTGTCGGCGCGCCTGGAGCTCACGGGTCGCGTGCTCTTGCCCGCAGACACGGAACCGAAGGGCGACGTGGATACGGCGGTGACGGGTGCGGTGGCTGCGCTCTTCGCTGCGTATGCAGGGGACTTCGAGTTCGGCGGCAACGTGAAGAACGTCGACTTGCTTGGCATGCACGGGCCCTGCTTGCGGGCGCGGTTCGGCTACACGAGCTTCACCGGCGGCACGACGTACAGGGTGGCCACGCTCACGGTGCCCCTGATCATCAACGACCTATGGACGGAGGCGCCGTAAAATGGCCAAGACCTCGGGCCTCGGCGACAACCTGTACATCGCCGGGTACAACGCGTCCGGCGACATCCAGCAGCTCGGGCGGATCGGCGGCGGCCCGGCGCTCCTGAACATGACCGGCATCGACAAGTCGGCATTCGAGCGGACAGGCGGCCTGCGGGACGGCGCGTTCGAGATGACGACGTTCTTCAACTCGGACACGGTCACCCCGGCCACGCACGAGAAGCTGTCGGCACTGCCCCGCACGGACGTGATCATGACGTACGGCCGTGGCACGACGCTCGGTGACCCGGCTGCGTCGCTGGTGGGGAAGCAGGCGAACTACGACCCGCAGCGCGGCGACGACGGCATGATCACCTTCAGCGTCAGCGCGCAGGCCAACGGCTACGGCACCGAATGGGGACGGCAGCTCACCGCCGGCGTGCGCACCGACACCGCGGCGACGAACGGCACGGGCGTCGACACCACCGCCTCAGCCTCGTTCGGCGGACAGGCCTACCTGCAAGTCTTCGCGTTCACCGGCACGGACGCCACCATCAAGATCCAAGACAGCGCCGACAACGCCACCTTCGCCGACGTTGCCGGCTTCGCCTTCACGCAGATCACCGCGGGCCCGACGACGGAGCGAATCGCCCTGGGCAACACGGCGACCATCCGCCGCTACGTCCGCGCAGTGAGCGTCACCACCGGCGGGTTCTCCAGCCTGAGCTTCGCCGTCAACGTCATCAAGAACGAGATCGCCGGGGTGACCTTCTGATGACCGCCAACGTCTTCCGTATCGAGCCGGCCATGCCGCCGCAGATGTACAAGACCTACGCCATGGTCTCCCCGCTGGGCACTCACTCGCGGCAGGCGACCTGCGAGGAAGTCGGCTGCGACCAGTACCGGCAGGGCTGGCGCGTCCGCGTCGAGAATCTGGCCCCGGACCTGCTGCACGCCGCCCGCACCTCGGGCCGCAAGTACGTCGAGCAGTCCATCGCCGAGGGCGAGACGTACCTGGTCTTCGAAGCTGGCCAGGCGTGCTTCAAGGCCAGCACGCACCGGGCGCCGATCGGGCGCCCGCTGCGTGCTGGCC